ACAGCCAAACAAAGGCGGTTTTCCTGTTTGCACAAGAAACCGGGGAAAGTATATGAATTCTTTCCGATAGATTAGGGATATGCAAATATCCTGAATCCATGAAGCAAGATGGAAGACTCCCTCGCGGAATGTCTTCCCACTTTGCTCCATTCTGCGACCAAGAAGAGTAATCTTCCCTATCGCAGTATCGGAGAATAATCCAATATCCTTTCCTACATCTGAGAGTATCTTAACTTTCGGCACATCATAGAACGGAATTTTGGACTTTCCCTTACGGGAGAGCCAGACCTCCGTTGTCTGTGATGGATCAGTGGGGATGTCAAACCCTTCTTCCGCAAGGAAGACGGTTTCTGCTGTAAAGCAGTCATCCTCACTCAGCTGATAGCCAAGATGCTCAAGTCTAGATCGGTATATCAAGCCCGCAGATTCAGCATCCTTACAAATAGTCGCATGATCGTCACCGACCAGGCGGCTGAGTCTAGGAAAGTGCATACCCGCAAGGGCGTACATTCCAGACATTGTAAGGACTGTCTTAGCTCCATGGTCGCCCATGAAGCATCCGCGGTTGGTAATTCCCTGGATTAGTTCGTCCTCCATCTTCACAGAGAAAGGGCGAGCACTGGAAAGGAGTTGTCTTACGACACTCATATACCAGGTCTTCACAGGCATTACTGCTTGTGTGACATCCAAGATTTTACCAATTGCTTGATGGTAAGCCCGATCTGTGGCCTCAGACAAATCTGAACAGTATGCTTTAACAGCGTCACCGCTATTGAACATCCAGTCCAGGTCTGGATCTGAGGCCGTAAGGCTCATTGACATCTCCCACGCGTGATTCGTTCCAGCTACTCCGGTCTTAGTCTCACGACTAGTCCGGAGCATCTGGTACGTCAGATGAGACCAGGGTGATAGAATGGTTGAGTGAAAGAAGCTCGGAACAGTTATGATCCGAAACTTCTCACCAACTTCATCTATACCCGAGGTCTTGACCTTGAGTAAATCCGGGTTTCCTTCTATCATTTGCCGCAAAGCAAAATGTAGGAGGAACTCACCAGGTTCTTCAGTCGCAAGAATGAAGTTACTGGTGATCTCTCCGGTGTCAAGATCAATCATCTGTGTAGATTTCTCCGTTCGTATTAATTCTCTCGCAAAAGCCGTCTTCCCGCCCCTAGAACGTGAGTTCTCTAGGCAGGAGGAGGCTCCGAGGGACACGTGAGT